GGAGGTGACCTTCTCCTTGATCTTGATTTCATATTCGTCCCCGGCGGCCATGGTGGAGACGTCGATAAACACTTGGTACACGCCGACGTTCGTGACGGAGGCAAGCGTCGTGGAGCTATTGACGAGGGAGTACTCGGTGGTTCCGATGGTCGCGGTGCCAGTATACGCAACGGTAATCGCCATCTTAACCCCCTAGCCCGTAGGCAATCATCGTTGTGCCGGTCGTGGTGGCGGTCGTCTGCGCCCTCCCGTAAATCAGGTCCCCCGTCGCCACCTGTTTATACGCCTCTATAATTGCAGGCGTACACCCAATTTGCTCGGCGGACGTAACCTGCCAAATCTGGTTCTCAATCAACAGTCTTCTGTTGGTGGCGGTGCCGGAAGCTATGTCAGTGTGCGTAGTCGCAGCGTTCATATTGGCGTTGTTGATATTGAACCCCATCTGCCACCACCAATATGGTTTCGTGGTAGCTGACCCTAGCTGCGTAAACGTACCCTCACTCGTAGTACCAGCGGTAATCGCCGTCCCGATACGGTTGGTAACATCAACCCCAAACGCATCGACATAGGAACCAACGCGCAGGGCATCTGGCCGCGCAGGTTGCCCATAGAAGTAAACGCTTACGCGAAGCGCCGTGGCGCTGTTGGACATAGCCCGAAACGCAACGGTTGAACCTGCTCTGATGTACAGGGGAAAATAATAGAAAGTACCGCCCGGAGGGGTCGTGTACGGGATAGCGTTGCCTGCCAGTAAATGTGGGATGACGGACACGTAGGAAGTGCCGCCCGCGTTATCGACACCCATCTCGCACAGGATGTTACGCGTTGCGGCGGATGTACTGCCTGAGTTGAAGCAGATATACACCCCGTAAGTATCCTGCGCCATGTTGGCGGCAGTGGCGACCTGCGCCCATGCGCCATAAGTGCCCGCAGTGGTGCCGGGGGTTACGCTGGTGCCAAATGCTGCGGTAGGCTGCGTTGTCAGTGTATTAGAGTAATACCACTGAAATTCCGGGCCTTGGGGTACGAAAAACACTTACCGCACCTCCCCGGTGTAGGTACCGACGGGGGAGATATTGCTTACAACAAACATAAGTCATCCCCCTGCCATGGTACCTACAAGGCTATAGCATTTAACGGGCTACGTTGCCAATCGCGCTGCTTAACTAGCCCTAGCTTTGCCATTAGCCTTCCGTAGGTTCCTCAACCGGCGCTGCGGCAGGTACGGTCCACGGCAACGGAGGCGTTACCGATGGCGGATTTGCCTGCACTTGGATTTGCTGGGCAACTTCGGTTTCGGCTACGGTAATCTGCGCCTCACCCAGAGCAGCCAGCGTCCAGCTCAGGACTTGAGCCTCGGTGAGCTCGGCATAGGGCACGAAGGGTTCGTTTTCGTCATAGGTCACGCTGGCAATCCCGTAGGTCCGCCCGGTGTGGGTGCCGTCAGTTGCCTCAAGCGTCCAATGCGAGGTGAACACCACATCGGTGTTCTCACCCTGCTGCGGGTAGCAGTCGAGCTTCGTGATCGTCCATGTGTTGGTAATAGGCATTAGCTAAGTCCCGTCCCAGAAACGAACCAAGTGTCCGTGGCTACCTTAATCCAAGTTACCAGCCCGCGAACAGCGAGGGTACCGCCCGAAGCCCATGCAGCGGAAGTACCCGCCTTATACACGGTGGTGCCAGTAGTCGTGAAGGTGATCGCAGTCGTACCGTTGTTTATAACAGTGACCGAAAAACCAACTGGGAGTGCAACCGATGCGTTCGTGGGGACCGTGATTGTCTGAGCACCACTGTTGGTTGAGTAAATATGGTCACCGCCATCAGCCGCAGCTAGGGTGTAATTCCCACTCTGCGCGTTCGGCGGGATACCCTTATACCCAACAGCATCCGCAAGATTTGGTGAGGTCACCGCGCCAGTGGATGACAACAAAAGCAGGCTGTTACCGATGGTAATGCTGCTATCGGTGTTCAGGAAGACCGAGCGGCCAGCAGGGTAGGTGACGAAGACGTCCTTGGTACCTGCGGAGAAGTTGACCAAAGAGCCAGCGTTGCTCGACGACAACACTGTGTCGCGGGACAGCGTCGTGTTAGAAGATAGCGTACCGATGCCGACTTCCCACTCGGAACCAGCCGTGATGGTGTAGTAGGTGTTGTTACTGTTACCAATCGCGGCGAGAAACGAGACGTACCCGATAGGGGCCGTGCCGCTAAGGGTAATCGAGCCAGTGCCAGTGGTGGTCGTTGTGTCCTTGACACGATCTTTGAGTACGAATGCCATTACATCAGGTTCCGTAGTTTGTAGATGGTGGACAGGTATACACCCGTCACACCATCTACTAGGTTGGCGACTGCACGGTTGCCCTTACAGATACTCTCGTGGTGCTTCTCGATCCACTCAGCGTCCTCGATCAAGATCATGAGGATTTCCTCTGCCTTGGTCTTGGGTGCCTTCACGGTACCGATAAGCTCGAAAGCCCCCTGATATGCCTCTACCAGCGTATCCAGAGCATCAATGACACCATCGTAAAACTCGCCAAGTGTCGTATGCCGCGCATAGGCACCGACACCATTTGCCTGCCAATGCTCAAAATGCGCGACATTACGAGCGTAGAATACCCGACTGACGAGTTCTTCGATCATCACGCGATCCGAATGATAGCCGCTGCGTTGGTAGCTGCCGGGAAGATGATGGTGAAATCACCTGCCGTTGAGGTCCTGTCCGAACCGAAGTCCAGAGCGCAAACCGCAGCGTTCGTCAGCGTGGTGTTAGCCACGCCGTTAGCCGAAGGCGTGTTGTTATAGATCAGCGCGCCACGGGCCGTGATCGTCGCGTTCGTCCACGTCGTATCGGCAAAGTCGGTGAAGCCCGTACCCGCAGAAGCAGAAGTGTTCGAAGCCGTCACACCTTGGTTGGACAGCGTGTTACCGCCAGCGGTGTAGTTCGTACCCGTCACTTCGCTCGTCGTGTTGTACGCGGTCGAGTTAGCGTCGATGTTCGACGCCGATGTGAAGAGCGCGATCTTGAACGTGTCGCCACCGGTGTTGCGGAAGTCATGTACGCAAAGCAGGATTTCTGCCTTGAAACTGGTACACATTGCTTGGGTAATTGGCATCTTAGGGCCTCCTTATGCGTCTAGGATCGGGATCAACTCTGGATACCCCGCCTTGGTGAATTTATTGACCAGAGTTACGTTATGCGACCGAACGGCCTCGTGCATGTAAAACACGAGCACTTTGCGGATGTTATCCTTAAATGCTTCGGCCTGCTCACGGATAGCTGGGTGCGTCTGGCTACCCACGTAAATAATCTTGTCGAGAGCGCGTTCGGCAACTTCCTCGGGCGTAAATCCACGCCTGTCCGTCGTCATAACCATGACGTTGCCGATATCGCCTGTCACCAAATCAAGCATTCATCACCTCACAGGGTAGCGGACTTGGCCGCTACGATACATGTCTTCACGGTTCTTACCCTCGGCCAACTGCTTCAGCAGAGCAAGAGCTTCGTCGTAGCGCTTCTGGTAGCCGGCAATCACGTCCTGCTCGCCCTTCATGAAGGTATACGCCTCCAGTAGGGAGCCATAGAGCAGCACGCTCTCGAAGTTGTCTCCGAGCCACGAGGTGTTCGCAGTCGTAATTGACTCTGGGTAGTAGAAGTAGTGCAGCTCTACAGCGTAGTTAGCGTTGGGTGTCGGGCCAAGGATGTACGAGTTCTCATCGAAATATGCGTAGTGAGACGGGATACCCTGCGTGTTCGGGTTAGGAAACGCCTGACGGATATAGCTGACATCCTTGTTCAGCAGGTACTCGTAGTTCCCACTGGCGTCGATCACAGCAATCGAGAAGTTAGCCAGCCAGTCGGACGGGACCGAGAGATACTTGTTACCCGCCGTGCAGCTACCCGTCACGTTCTTGCGCAGGTCCAGCAGCTGGACCGAGTTGAAGATACGCTCCTCGGCGTTGACGATGAAGGTATTGATCTGCTCCGTTGAGGTAAACGTCACCGCCCCCGTGCCGGCAGAATCCGTCCACGAAGTGCTGGGGAAGTCGTTTTCGACGTACCCCTTGATGGCCTCAAAGAGCTGAGCGTAGTTCATCAACCCATCTTCGTACTGTGCCCAGTGCCCTTGGTCGCTGCACCAGTGCCGCGCGTCTTCTGGGTCTGGGTGTTGGCGATGTTGTTCGGATAGCCGCTGTTGTTCTTACCAACAGGAACTTGCTTGGGAGTACCGTTAGCCATTTTTGTTCACCTTACCCATGTCCTTGACCGGCTTCTTGCCGCTCTTTTGGTTGGCGAGCTTAGCAAGGTTGCGACCCATCGCCAGCATCTGCGCGTTTGTCTTGCCACCCTTGGCCATCTCAGTTCTCCGTCGTTACCGTAACAGTGCCTATCTGACCTTGTCCTAATAGCGTATTTGGAAGCCCAAATAAACCCAGTGGATTATTGAGACCCACGGGGTTCCAGCCCCACTGAATGACGCGGCTACCGTCGCTGGGGAAACCGTTGGTGTTCAAGCCGCTCTGTAAGTAACTGACGTCTGGACGAGGATTACGCAGCGCCTGTGGGTCGTCTACAGGGTACATACCCAGCTGCAACTGAGGCTGGTCAGGCTCCCAGCATGTGGGGCATACAAGGATGTTGACGTTCTTCGTTTTGATGACGAGCGGCTTCAGCTCTTTCAGTTTATAGCGCTGCCCACAGCGGTCGCACTCCGCGATGGCCCTTTTGCCGGAGGCAAAGCGATTAGGCATAGGTCACCGGAAATACTGGCGCGGGGCAATCCGCAGTGGGGCCTTCTCTCGGTCTTCGTCGGCGGCCTGCTGCCAAGCTTCGTCGTACATGGCTTTAAGGGCGACAGCCCGCTCCATCGCGCCGGGGATTTTCAACGAGAGATGGTACGCCAAGCCCGCCACGAGGCACGGGAGGAAGCGGAAGGGGATGTCCTGCGTCACGAGGCCGTTGGTGCCAGCGTCCTGAATACGGCGCAGGCGGTAGTAGAAGAAGGTGTAGTAGTTGCTCTGGTCCGGGGCGGGCCACACGTTGATCTGAGGGTTAGCGACCCCCGTGACTGGGTAGTCTGCACCTGACCGGCGGTTGATCCACACCTGAATAGGACGCCCCTGCGCGTTCTTATTCGGGATCGTGATGTAGGTATCGGCGCTGATGCGGGTGATGTTGATGTCGATCTGGTTCGGACCCGAACCTGCGTTGGTGCGGATAACTTGCTCCAGAAGGTCAATTGTACCCGCAGGCA